TCAGGTTCATCAGGTTCAAGTGGCACTTCAGGTGCAGATGGTTCCTCAGGTTCATCAGGTACTTCAGGTGCAGATGGTTCCTCAGGTTCTTCAGGTACTTCAGGCTCTTCAGGGGTTAGCCCTACAATTGCAAATGATGTTAATAACAGAGTAACCACAGCAGTAGGAGATGGTACTTTAAATGGAGAAGAGGATTTAACATTTGATGGTTCTACTTTATTAATAAGTGATTCCTTATCTATACAATTTGTTCAACAAGCCATAACAGATAATGTAGCTACTACTGTAGATAGTTTTGCTATTAATACCTTTAATGGAGCTATTTATGATTATATTTTATTAGATACTACAGTAGGCTGTAGAACAGGTCAATTTTTCGTAACTCAAGATAATTCTTTAATAGATTTTACAGATATTTCTACTAAAGATGTAGGAAATGATGCAATTAAACCTTCAATTAGTGCGGCTTTGGTTTCTACTAATGTTGAAATAAGTGTCACAAATGGAGCAGGTTATACTTTTAAGGCAATGGCTAAAAAACTTTAATATTTATAACAAAACAACATGGCAAACACTCCCATATGGCCCGGCTCTAGTTCATTTTTCCCAGGAGATACTCCTTTTGGGTTTTACGATAATGATATAGATTTTCAAACAGATGCTGATAAAGTAACAGTATTTTGTGCCCGTCGTTTAGGCTATCCTTTAGCAGATGTAGAACTACAAGATATTAACTTTTATACAGCTTTTGAAGAAGCAGTAACTACTTATGGTAATGAAGTATTTGCTTATAAAGCAAGTGAAAATTATCTTTCATTAGAAGGATCAACTACGGGATCTGATTTAAATTATAAACTTACTCAACCTAATTTAGGAGCAGAAATAAGAATTGCTGAATCATATGGAGTAGAAGCAGGAGTAGGGGGTAATGTAGAATATAGAACAGGCAGTATTGATTTAACAATAAACCAACAAATATACGATTTAAATACTTTTGCATCTTCCTCCGGAATTGAAAGTGGAGATTTAGAAATTAAAAAAATATTTTACGAATCCCCCCCAGCCATTGTAAGATATTTTGACCCCTATGCTGGGACAGGAACAAGTACTCAAGGATTAATGGATGCTTTTGGGTTTGGAAATTATTCTCCTGGTATTAATTTTTTAATGATGCCCATAAATTATGATCTTCAAAAATTACAAGCTATTGAATTTAATGATCAAATTAGAAAATCTAATTATAGTTTTGAATTAATTAATAATCAATTAAGAATATTTCCTATTCCTAATAGGAGTGGTTTAAAATTATATTTTAAATATATTCTTAAATCTGATAGGAACAAACCAACAGTAGGAGGTGATATAGGGACGGGTGTAGTAACAGATATCTCCACAGTACCTTATGTGAATCCTACCTACAAATATATTAATTCTATAGGGAGACAATGGGTGTTTGAATATACTTTAGCCTTAACTAAAGAAATGCTAGGCTATATTAGAGGTAAATACACAACAGTCCCTATCCCAGGAGCAGATGTCACATTAAATCATGGTGACTTAATTACGGCTGCAACCTCTGAAAAAACAGCATTGTTAGAAAGATTAAGAGGATATTTAGATGAAACTTCAAGATCAAAATTATTAGAAAAAAAAGCCAATGAAGCTGAGTTTTTACAAAAAGATTTAAATAAAGTACCCTATACAATTTATATTGGCTAATGGCATTATTTGGAAGAACTCGTGATGTAAATTTAATTAAAACAATCAATCGTGAATTGTTAGGAGATGTTATTACCCAACAAGCTTCATTTTATAAAGTTAGATTAGAAGAAACTACATTTAATTTATATGGTGAAGCAGCAGGAGGTAAATTTTATGATGGGCCTATAATATTTAATTGCTTAGTAGAAAGAAGCGACCAAGAATACCCAGAAAGTGATTTAGGTGTAGATTTTGATTGGAGTGTAGTATTTAAATTTCTTAGAGAAGATGTAATAAATGCTGGAATAAACCCCGAAGTAGGAGATATTATATTATATAATGAAGGATATTATCAAGTAGATAATGTAGCTTCTAATCAATATTTTATGGGCAAAGATCCTTCTTATCCTAATGAACCTAACCCTCTTAATCCGGGGCTTAGTAATTTTGGAGGAAACTTATCTTATATAATCAAGGCACATTATGAACCCGCTGATAAATTTGGCATAACTAAAGAAAGATTTTAATGGCAGACCAAGGCAAAACCCCCATTCCTAAATCTCAAAGAGAAATATCTAAAGGACTATCAAACCCTAGTATTGATGGTAATGACCCTAATAACGTTACTAAGTATTCTACTACTTTAGCAGATGCTAGATCTAACAATCAGTCAGTTAATCCGGGTAGAGCCTCTCAAATATCTCAAAAAGATGATAGCTGGAAACCCTTTACTATAGGTATAAAGGATTTAGATGAAGTTATTAAATATTATTTTGATAATGTAATAAAACCTTCTGTTGTACAGAATGATAATAGAATAGCAGTTCCTGTAATATATGGTTCACCCGAAAGATGGAAATCTATACAACGTGATGGATACTATAGGGATAAAAAAGGAAAAATTATGGCACCGCTTATTATGTACAAGCGAACTAATATTGAAAGAAATAGAGGACTTACAAATAAGGTAGATGCTAATTTCCCTCAAAACTATGCTGTATTTCAACAACCTTATTCTAAACAAAATAATTATAATAATTTAAGTGTGTTAAATGGTGCAAAACCCATTAAAACATACCAGGCAATGGTAATACCAGATTTTGTTACTTTTACTTATACTTGTGTAATTTATACTTATTATATGGAACAGCTAAATCAAATAATAGAAGGTATAAATTATGCAGCTGATACTTATTGGGGTGATCCCGAACGTTTTAAATTTAAAGCTTTAATAAATAGTTATCAAACTATTACTGAATTAAGTGTAGGACAACAACGTACTGTAAAAGGTAGCTTTGATATTAAATTAAAAGGTTATATTATACCTAATGTTATACAAAAAGACCTCACTGCTCTTAAGAAATTTTCTAGTGATTCTAAAGTTATTATAGGACAAGAAACTGTAGAAAATCTAACAAGAGATAGAGGCAATAATTTTATTGAAGATATTAACACAAACCTAGATTAAAATGACAGAACAAAAACTTACTCCTGAAGAAATTAATGAAATCCAATTAATTCAATCTACCCAAGAAACTTTAGTTGGAGGATTTGGTGAATTAGAATTCCAAATTCAAACTTTAGAATTACAAAAAGAAAAATTAGTTGAACAACTAGAAACTTATAAAATTAAAGAAAAAGAGCTAGCTAATCAATTATCCCAAAAATACGGTAATGGTACTATAAATATTGAACAAGGAACTTTTCAATCATAAAAAAATATTTTGAAAAATCTTTATATATTTATCAACAAGACAATTAATTAATTAATCTTTAACTTTAAAACATGGCAGAACAAATAATCTCGCCGGGTGTATTTCAAAATGAAAATGTCCCGGTAGCTTTAGAAGCAGCAGCAGCCCCTATAGGAGCTGCTATTGTAGGCCCCACCGTCAAGGGTCCTATGAATATCCCAACTATAGTCACAACTTATAGTGATTACAAACAAAGATTTGGTGCAGGTCTTGTTAGTGGGGGTATTGAATACTCATATTTCACTAACATATCAGCACAAAACTATTTTAAACAAGGAGGTAGCAATTTATTAGTTACTAGAGTAGCTAGTGGGTCTGGAACCTTTACAGCAGCAACTTCTTCTTTAATTGCAACAGGAGGTCAGCAAGCTGTATTACCCGATAACCACTCAGATACTGATGTTTTCCAATTGAAAACTATTTCAGTAGGTGCTAACCAAAATGCATCAACTACAGAAACAGCAGGAAATGCTTTAGCAACAGGTTCAGCTGATAATTTAAGATGGGAAATTTCCAATGTAGACACAGGTTCTGGTATTTTTACTCTTAATATTAGACAAGGTAATGATAGATTAGCCGATAAAGTTGTTCTTGAATCTTTTAGAGGGGTCTCACTTGATCCAAAAAGAGATGATTACATCGCAAAAGTAATTGGTAACCAAGAATTTACTATTGGTGTAGATGGTAATGATTCATATGTTGAAGTAACAGGTGAATATCCTAATCAATCTAAATTCGTAATTGTATCTAAAGTTAATAACCCAACTCCAGACTATTTAGATGGTGCTGGTAATTTCAAAACTGAATTTACTTCTTCTCTCCCTAAAGCGTCAAGTGGCTCATTTGGAGATGCAGTTGGTAGTTTAATTTTTGCGGGTTCTGGTGGTACTAAATTTTATAAAGATATCTCAAATGCTAACTCTCAAGGTTTAATAGATGATGATTATTCAAGTTCACTTGATTTATTGAAAAATAAGGATCAGTACGCATATAATGTTCTTAGTGTTCCTGGCTTAGTATATGCATTTACAGATCATAAAACAGTATTAGATAATCTTATTACTACTACTACTACTAGAGGCGATAGCATTTTACCAATTGATTTAGTAACACATGGTTCAACTACTGCTGCTGCAATTACAGAAGCAGGTAAATTAAATAGTAACTATGCAGCTGCTTATTGGCCTTGGTTATTAGTTAATGATGAAGATACTAAGGCTAACGTTTGGTGCCCTGCTTCAACAATTATACCTTCAGTTTATGTCTTTAATGATAATACTTCCGAAGCTTGGTTTGCTCCTGCAGGTTTTACTAGAGGTACAATGCCTAACGTTGTAGCCCCAGAAAAAACTTTACCACGTGGTTTAAGAGACAATCTTTACACTGCTAAAATCAACCCAATTGCTACATTCCCAGGTACTGGTGTTGTAGTATATGGTCAAAAGACATTACAATCTTTATCAACTGCTCTTGATAGAGTAAATGTTAGAAGATTGATGATTGCTCTTAAAGGATTTATTGGTAATGTTTCCCAAAATCTTGTTTTTGAACCTAATTCATTACAAACTAGAAACAGTTTCTTAAGTGTTGTTAATCCATACTTAGAAAGTGTTCAACAAAACCAAGGTTTATATGCGTTTAAGGTAGTAATGGATGACTCTAATAATGGTCCTGATGTAATTGACAGACAGGAATTAAGAGGTGCTATCTACTTACAACCGGTTAAAACAGCAGAATTTATTGTACTTGATTTCAACCTCCTACCAACAGGAGCTGAATTCCCAGCATAATAGATTTTTACATAATAAAAGAAAGGGGTCGGATGAAAATCCGACCTCTTTTTATTTTTGAATATTTATAGACAACCCCAAATAAGGGTTATGACTTATAATTAATTTTAAAACAACAATAATGGCAATATTAGATCCAAACGAAATATTCTTTACAGCGTTTGAACCCAAACAGCAGAATAGATTTCTCATGCTTGTTGATGGTGTACCTTCGTACTTCATTAAAGGTGTGGGAGCAATTTCATTAACACAAGGAGAAGTAGTTCTTAATCATATCAACGTATACAGAAAAGTAAAAGGTAAAACAACTTGGGGAGATGTTCAATTGACACTCCACGACCCAGTTTCACCTTCCGGAACTCAAACCATCATGGAATGGGTAAGACTTCACCACGAATCTGTAACAGGTAGAGATGGTTATTCTGATTTCTACAAAAAGGACGTAACATTAAACATCTTAGGACCTGTTGGTGATATCGTTTCTGAGTGGATATTAAAAGGATGCTTTATTAAGGATGCTAACTTTGGTGAGTATAGCTGGGATAATGCTGACGCAGCCCAAACTATCACTATGACTTTAGCCCCTGACTACTGCGTATTGAATTACTAATCAATTAAATAGATTACAAAAGAGAGCGCACGAAAGTGCGCTCTTTTTATCTCTTTATATATTTATATCAAACATAAATGTTATTTTAAATGAGTGAAGAAAAAAAATTTAAATTCCCTACGGAAATTGTAGAGTTGCCTTCAAAAGGTTTACTCTACCCTAAAGACAATCCACTATCTTCTGGTAAAGTTGAAATGAAATACATGACAGCTAAAGAAGAAGATATTTTAACTAACCAAAACTATATTAGACAAGGCATTGTCCTAGACAAGTTGATGCAATCGTTGATTGTTTCAAAGTGTAATTATGATGACCTTGTAGTAGGCGATAAAAACGCTATAATGGTCGCTTCTCGCATTCTAGGCTATGGTAAAGATTATACCTTTGAGTATGATGGACAAGAAGTTACAATTGATTTATCTGAAATTGACCCTAAGTTAATTAAAGAAGAAGATTTAGTAGAAAAAAATACTAATGAATTTCATTTTACCCTCCCCCATACTGAAACTCCAATCACTTTCAAAATCTTAAATAATAAGGATGAAAAAGCTATTGAAGCCGAAATCAAGGGAGCTAAAAAGATAAATAAGTTGGCATCTCCTGAATTATCAATGCGACTTAAGCAAATGATACTCTCAGTAGAAGGAGATGATAGCCGTAAGGCAGTTAGAGAATTTGTAGACACCTATCTCTTAGCTCGTGATTCCAGAGCATTAAGAGAACATATCAAGGAGATTCAGCCCGATATGGACTTAACATTTGATTTTTACCCTGAAGATGGGG